TGCTCGAGAAGCTCGAGGAGCTCGAGATGGCCGAGAGCGCCGCGATGAGCGACCGCGTGATCGCCGAGGGCCGCGCGCCCGCGACGGCTCGCGACCGGCTCGTGAAGCTCTGCCGCGCCGACCGCGGGACGTTCGACGCGCTCTACCCGGCGCAGTCCGCGCCCGCCGCCGACGCCCGCCTGATGTCGGCCCGCGTGGCCCCCCAGGGTGGCATCCCGGCCGAGCGCGCGCCGTCGCCGGTGCGCCACGCTGACGCCGCGCACGACCGCGCGACTCGGCTCATGTCTGCGAACGCCGCGCTGACCTACAAGGACGCGCTCCTGCAGGCCTCTCGCGATCTGCGCGAGGAGGCCCTCGCGCCCCTCACCGCCCTGATCGGAGGCCTCAAGTGACCACGTCTCGCCGCAACGTCCAGCTCGTCACGCCCTTCGCCGTCTCGTCGCTCACCGCGAGCGCGGGCGCGGTGCTCGTGCAGGGCGCCACTGACAACAGCGCCGCGCTCCCCGCTGGCGCCGACCCCGACCCCACCAGCGTCGCGCTGCTCGGGCTCTCGTTCTACTCCGTGACCTCGGCGCAGACCGCCGCCGACGTGGTGACCGCGGGGATCTACCCCGGCATCGCCGCCGCGGGCATCACCCGCGGGCAGCTGCTCACCGTCGCCAACACCTCGGGCGGCGTGAAGCCCGCCGCGCCTGGCGCGGGCACCAACGTCGCGACCATCGGCTACGCGATGGAGAACGCCAACAGCGGCGAGCGCGTCGCGATCGACATCCACATCGGCAACCTCCAAGGCTGAGCACCATGAGCAACCTGATTCAGAGCATTCAGCACCAGATCCTCGGCGCTCACGGGATGGGCCCGAGCGACGTCGCGCACGCGATGAGCCTCTCGCCGTCGGTGGTGCACATCGACCGCGCGCTCACGAACCTCGTCGCGCAGTACAACAACCGCGAGTATGTCGCCGACCAGTGCCTCCCGGTCGTGTCGGTGAAGCACCGCTCGGACAAGATCTTCGCGTTCCCCGTGAACACGATGCAGGAGGTCAGCGACTCTGCCGTCGCCGGTCCCCGCTCGCAGGTCAACGAGGTGACGTACTCGCTCACGTCGAACCTGACGTACTCTGTCACCGACTACGCGCTGATGGACTTCGTCTCCAACGACGAGATCGCCAACGCGGACGCGCCCCTGCAGCCGAAGATCTACGCGCAGGACATCGTGATGAACTTCCTCATGCTCGCCCGTGAGAAGCGCGTCGCCGACGTGGTCTTCAACGCGAGCAACTACGGCTCGAACACCGCGGCGCTCTCGGGCGGCGACCGGTGGGACACCGCGACCTCCGACCCGATTCAGAAGATCGAGGACGCGATCGAGAGCTGCTTCGTGCGGCCGAACACCCTCGTGCTCGGCGCCCAGGCGTGGATCAAGCTGCGCAACAACCCGAAGGTGCTGCAGTACATCCTCTCGCGCGCGTCGACCACCGCCGGTGACGTGCCGCTGCGCGTGAACGAGCAGCTCTTCGCCGAGGCCTTCGGGCTGGACAACGTCGTCATCGGCCGCGCGAAGTACAACTCCGCTGCCGAAGGCGCCGCTGTGAGCTCGAACTACCTCTGGGGCAAGTCGGCCGCGCTCATCCGCGTGGAGAAGACCCCGTCGCCCCGCGCGACGCGGACCTTCGGGTACACCTTCCGCTTCGGCACGATCGAGACGCGCGAGATCGTCGACAACCTCCGCGGCGTCCGCGGCGGCGTGTTCATCAAGACCTCGCACTCCGACAGCGAGTTCGTGATCGGCGGCGGTGACACCGGCTTCCTCTACACCACGGTCGTCTCCTGATGTCGCGCCGTGACCGTCGGCCGCAGCCCGAACCCTCGGCGCCGTCGGCGACGGTCGCGGAGGCGCCCCGCGCTGCCCCGGAAACGCCCCTTGCGGGCGCCGCCGCGGACAGCGCGGGCCACGCGCCCACCCTGCCTCCCCCGGCCGCTCCTGAGCCCGTCTACCGGGCGCGGGTCAACATCTTCGCGGGCTCCCGCGGGCAGTGGTCGCCCGGCGCTGAGGTGCCGTCGGCCGTGGCCCAGGCGCTCCTCGCGGACGGCTTCACGCTCGGGCGAGAGCTCGAGCTCGTCGAGGTCTGACCGTGGCCGAGCAGACGACGATCGCTACCGCGGCCGACCTCACCGGTCGCCTGTCGACGCAGGTCTACACGCGGCTCTTCGCGAAGAACGGCGGCAACGCCGTCGACACGACCTTCCGCGACCTGTGCCTCGCCGAAGCGAACAGCTTCTTCCGCACGATGACGCGCGTCGCCTTCGCGCAGGGCGTCTACTCGCTCACCGACACGATCGATCCAGCGGTGATCGGGTGCGTGGTCGACCTCGCGTGCGAGATCGCCGCGCGGCGCCACGGGCTGTGGGATGAGCAGGGGAGCTTCGCCGAGCAAGGGCGCCGCGCTCGCGAGTTCATCAAGCAGCTCAACCGCGACGCCGACGCGCGTGCGCCAGGCTCTTCGCAGACGCCACCGCTCCCGCGGGCGCAGACGCTCAACGTGCAGAACGACGTGGGGCGCGACACGAACGTGTGGAACCGCATCGCTGACTACAAGGACACGGGCGGCTTCTGATGGGGGCGCTGGTGGACGCCGTCGACGAGATGCGCGGCGCCGTCGTGCGCGTGCTGCCCGGTGCTCTGGCGAGCGGCGGGCGCCTCGTCGCGGCCTACGCGAAGGCGAATCACCCGTACACGAACCGCACGTTCCGCCTGCAGACGAACACGGAGTACCAGTTCACCGAGGGGAGCTTCGACGCCGGCTACCGGGTGCGCGTCGACGGCGGGATGTTCTACGGCAGCTACGTCGAGCTCGGCACGTCGCGCAACCGCCCGTACCCCTTTCTCGGCCCCGCGTGGCGCGCGGAGGGTGATACTGTCGCGCAGGTCGTCGCTGCGTCCATCGTCGGCGCGATCGAGCGTCTGCCATGAGCCTCGCCGTCATCGACTCTGCCATCCTGACCGCGCTCGCCGCGAAGGTCGCCGTCCCTGCGACGGCCACGGCGCCGTTCGCGCTCGCGGGGCGCTACGCGGGCCCGGTGACGCGCGAGGGGCTCTCTCGCGTCTGCGGCGGGCAGTTCCCGGCGGTGCTCGTGCGCTTCGACGGCGAGCAGCCGCAGCGCATCGTCAACGTCCTCGCGGACGTGAGCGACCGCGGCGCTGCGACGTGGTCGGTGATCGTCGCCCTCGAGGATCCGCGCGCCATCGACGACGCGATGAACCAGAGCGCGGTCGGCGCCGCGGGCATCCTGCAGCTCCTCGACGTGGCCCTGGGCGCCGTCAACGGGCTCATCGTGACGCCTCCGGGGACGACGTGGCGGGACCGCCCGCTGCGGGCCTCTGCGGCGGTGCCAGAGCTCGTCGACGAGGGCGTCTGCTACGCGTACGCCGCGCGCATCGAGGCGCTGCGCGAGCTCCCGCAGGCTGTGAACCCCGACCCCGGCGTGAACCTCCCGCCGCTGAATCCGGTCGTGGGCGACGTGAACCTCATCGGCACCGGCCTCGCCGATGCTGTCCAGCCCCTCGTGCAATTCGAATCGGAGCCCAACCCATGAAGCTGTTGATCGCGGCCGTCGAAGGCCGACTGATGACCCTGCTCGACGAGTCCGGCCGCGTGCACCGCGGCCGTTTCGCGGGGCGCGACAAGACGGGCGCGCCGCTCGCCGACGGCGAGCTCGTCGATGACCACCACCACTACCGCCGCGCGATCGCGCGCGGTGATCTCGCCCTCGTGGCAGAGCAGGAGCCCAGCAAGTGACCATCACCATCCCCGGCCTCGCGTCTTCGACGAAGACGCCGAGCGTCTACCTCAACGTAATCCTCGGCGGTCCCGGCACGTCGGCGGGCGCGGCGCCCGAGAAGATCCTGCTGCTCGGCAACGCGATCGGCACGACGCTGACGGGCGCCTCGCCCGCGTTCAGCGTCGCGGCTGGATCGATGCCCGTGGCGACCCCGACCTTCTGCGCGAGCGCGTCTGACGCCGTGTCGCTCTGCGGCGCGGGCAGCGAGCTCGCGCGCATGGCGGCGGCGGTGTTCGCGCAGTCGCCCGCGGCGAGCCTCTGGCTCTGCTCCGTGGCCGAGAGCGGGGGCACCGCGGCTGCGGCGGATCTGACCGTCGCGACGACGGCGACCGCGGCCTTCACGGTGCGCCTGCGCCTCTGCGATCAGGTGCTCGACGTGCCCGTGGCTACCGGCAACAGCGCGACGACCATCGCCGCTGCGATCGCCGACGCGATCAACGACGCGAACGGCCTGCCGTACACCGCGCAGAACGCCGCGGGCGTGGTGACGATCACCGCGAAGCACGCGGGGCCGCGCGGCAACAGCCTCATCGTCGACGCCTACCTCGTCTCGTCGTCCTCGGTGGTCGAGACGCGCGTGACCGGCTCGTCGACCACGTCGCCTGGCGCGACGACGTTTCAGTGGACGAGCGTCGGCGCGGGCATCGGCGCGGAGTTCAACCTCACCGGCGGCAACACGGCCGACAACTACACCAACGCGCTCGCGGCGGTGGCCTCGCAGAAGTACTCGCGCATCGTGGTCGCCGCGAACGACGCGACGAACATCGGGCGCCTCGTGACCCATCTGGACAACCTCGCGGCGGTGACCGTGGGGATCCGGCAGCAGGGCATCGCGGGGACGATCGACACGCTGGCGAACGCGACCACGCTCGCCACCGGGCTCAACGCCTCGCGCCTGCAGGTCGCTTGGCACCACGCGTCGAAGGTTCCCGGCCCCGAGGTCGCGGCGGTGCTCGCGGCGGCGCGACTCGCGGGCGACGGCGCCCTGAGCGGCGTGCTCGTCGGCGAGTCGAGCGACCCCGCGGCGAACCTCGACGGGGTGCAGCTCGCGCTGCTCCTCGCGCAGACCAGCGTGGCCGACCAGCCGACGGCGACCGAGGTCGAGAGCGCGCTCAACAACGGCCTCGCGTGCGTCGTGCCCTCGACGGCGCGCCCCGGTCTGTGCTCGCTCTCGCGGTCGATCACCTCGCGGTCGCTGTACCTCGGCGTGCCGAACTACGCCGTGATCGACACCGAGTTCGTGACCGTCTGCGACTACGTCGCCGACGACCTGCAGAGCTCGCTCTCGGTCACGTATCAGGGCTTCAAGCTCGGCGCCGACAGCGCGAACGGCAACCCGCCGCTCTCGCCGAACGTGACGACGCCGTCGCTGGTGAGGTCGTACATCCTCGACCGCCTCGCGGGCTACGAAGCGCGCACGATCATCCGCGACGTGACGGCCAACGCCTCGCTCCTCGCGGTGCAGGCCGACCCGGTGGTGAGCGGGCGCCTCAACTGCGAGATCCCCTGCGAGCCTGTGAGCGGGCTCCACATCATCGCTGGCAACGTGCGCCAGCTCGCGAGCCTGTGAGGAACTGAGCCATGGCAACGATCTACTCCGGTCCCGGTTTCGTCACCGTCAACGCGGTGCCCGTGCTGCAGTCGTCGAGCATCGATTTCGATGTCGACACGCAGAACAAGGACGTTCAAACCCTGCTTCTCGGTACCGCTGGATTCAGCGTGGGCCCGCAGAAGGTGATGGTCCGCGTCGACAACGCGATCCCTCAGAGCGGCATGGAGTTCGACTGGGTGGGCATCGCGCTCGCCCAGGCGGTCATCACGCTCGGCTTCAAGCTCGCGGGGAAGACGTACACCTGCACCGGCGACATTCGCACCGTCCGCGCTGGCACCAAGGTGGCCGACGCGAACTCCGTCTCGTGGGAGTTCCACGGGAAGATCACCTCGACCTCGTGACCTCGTGGTAGCGTGCGGGTCGTGAGCGACCTCGACCGCTTCCGCGTAGGCTCCCCCCTCGCCAAGCTCCTCGCGGGGCGCGCCCGCCCGCACAAGGCCTTCGACCTCGACATCGTCCGCGCGGAGGGCCGCACCACGATCCGCCTCGCGGTGCGCGCCCTCACCGCCGACGACGCGGCGCGCGCGCACGCCGAGGCGATCAAGTGGCTCGTCTCGACCGGCGGGTGGCACCGCGAAGACCTCGTCGGCGACGCGGGCGACGCGGTGCTGAACCTCGAGGTGATGGTGCAGACGCTCGCGCGTGCGCTGGTCGACCCCGAGAAGCCCGACGCGCTCTTCGCGGCTGACGCGAGCGAGGTGCGCGCGCACTTCGAGGTCGACGAGATCCGTGCCTGCTGGGACGAGTACCTCTCGTGGTCGCAGGAGCGGTCGCCGTTCCGGTCGCTGAAGACGCTCGACGAGGTCCGGGAGGTGGCCGACGCCCTGGGAAAAGGGCAAGCCTCCATGACCAGCTTGCCGCGCTACGATTTCGGCACGCTGCGAGCCATTATCACTACACTGGTCGCCCAGCGTGCGACATGGATGATGGCGAACTCCTCGGGTACATCGCAGCCGAGCGCCTCGCCCGAGCCCTCGCCCGCAGCCTCGACCCCGACGATGACCGTTGAGGAGATCGACTGATGCCTCGCGCGGTGCTCGAGATCGACGCCACGACCGCGGGCATCGTCGCGGCCTTCGGCCAGATCCGCACGCAGGCGCAGGAGACGGAGCGCGTCGTGCGCGCGTCGATGGGCAACCTCTTCGCGGGCATCCCGGCTGGATCGCGGCGGGCGCAGCAGTCGGTGTACCGCGACTCGCAGCAGATCACGCGAGATCAGGAGCGCGCGGCACAGGCCAGCGTGCGGGCCTTCGTGCGCGCCGAGGAGCAGAAGCGCCGAGCGGCGCAGCTCACCGCCGAGGGGCGCGCCCGCGCCGAGCGCCAGGCGTCGGAGATCGCCCGCGCCGAGGCGCAGCGACGGGGGCTCACCGCAGAGCAGGAGGCCCGCGTGCGGACCACCGCGCTCGAGCGGGTGACGCGCGCCGTCGAGCGCGAGGAGAGGCAGCAGACGGCCGTCGCATCGCGCGAAGCGGCGCGGCGCGAGCGAGACGCACGCACCATCGGCCACGGCATCCGGCGCGGGATGAACGTGGGTCGCGACGCTGCAATGCCGGTCGTTCGCGAGGCGCACTCGCAGATCCAAGATGCGCGCCGCCAGCGGGCCGAGAGCGAGCACACGCTAAACGCCGCGTTCTACCAAGCGGGCATCGGCGGCGATGAGGCTGTATCGATGCGGCGCCAGCTAGAGACCGCCCTCGCGACGGGCAACCTCCGCGGGCTCTCCATGGATCAAGTCGCAAGCGGCCTCATGGAGGCACAGACCCAATCGAACGTGCTCGCTGGTGCGACGCCACAGGAGAGAGCGGCAAGGTTCAACGATCAGATTCGATTGATGGAATTCGCTCGTAACACCTATCAAGACCCCTCTGAGGTGATGCGCGCGGGCGGGATGCTTTCAAAGCAAGGCATCACAGGCGCCATGCAGATGGACGTGCTGCGCAACATGACCGGGATGGCGCAGGCAGGTTCGATCGAGCTTTCGACCGTCATGTCAACGGCCCTGGGGCCGATGATGGCCAACATCGCTCGCTCTACGTCTGGCAATCAGACCGCCGAACAGCGAGCCGCTTCGGTTCGGTCGGCGGTGCTTGAAACCATGGCCGTCGGCGAGATCACATCGGCTGGAGGACTCACGCCGAGGAACGCCCTCAACGCGCTCGCCGCTCTGCGCAGCGAGGTGACGAGTCCCACGATGGCGGGACGCGTGAGACAGCGGCTCGTCAATGAGGGGCGAGCGGACCTTGCTGACCGGCTGACGACCCAAGACGCGCAAGGCCGCGTCGCGCTGCGCAATCAGAACGCTGTCGGCTTCGTGAGCGATCTGATGCGGGGCATGGGTGGCGACACGAACGCGGTGATCAACCTGCTGCGCTCTGGCGGTTCTCGGAATGCCATGGTTGTCGGCTCGCCGATCCGAACGCTCATCTCGGCGCTCGCATCCCAAGGGTCGGGCGGTCGCACGATCGCTGAGAACGTTCAGCGAATGCAGGCCGAGGGCACCCGCTTCGGCGCCGCGGAC